AGCGACCTTGAATAGGTGAATATGTCTGATAGTTTCATATAGTTTAGTTAATAATCTCATCTTTGCCCCCCATATAAAATGAGAAGCAAAGTCAGATTACTAGGAAATTGAAGTTCCAGCAACTTCTACAATGAGTAACGCGTCATCTTGCAACACTTGAGTTCCGAAGGCAACCTTAGCACCAATAGAACGATAAAGATTTAATGGGTTAGCAGTGCTTGGAGCATCTGGAGATATAAGCATCTCAAGATTTTGCCAATTTGCTACACCATAAGCACCTTTACCAATTACATAACAAGGATATGTAGTAACACCAGTTGTACCTGTGGTAGTCGTTATGTTGTTTGAAGTGACGATTCTAATCCCGTGTAACTTACCAATTTCGCCAGCGAATAGCTTGTCTGGAACAGCATACTTTGCAGTATCTATCCAGCCACCAGATGCTGTGCCAGTTTTGATGTCATAAGCAACCTCTTCACTGACAATAGCAACATAAGAGCCATCAGCGTCAAATGGAAGAGCCCCCTTATTCTTTAAGAAGGAATACCATTTTGCTAAGTGAATACCAGAAGCTTTATCAGTTGAGATAACAGCAGTGGCACTTGCTCTTGAAAATGCTGGTCCGAATTTAAGATTAGAAGCCGTACCGATAATTGAAGCTTGAACAGCAGTATCTATTAATTCTCCCATAGCAACTCCGATTCTTTCCGCAGCTCCTTTCAAGAAAGGAAGTACGGTGTTGGATATAGTCAAATCAGTTAATTTAACTACAAGTCCATACTGAGAAGGAGTAGCAGTGACAGAAGTAGCATCGAAATCTACAGAAGCAGGATTAGTACCCTGAGTCGAGATAGCTGTGCCACTAGTCCCTGTTAGACGAGTAAATTTAGCCCATCGAATAGTGTTATAACCATCCTGAACGGTTGGTTTTTCACCAAACTGGACGAACTTACAGGTCTTGTCCAAGTTAGCAATTGTCTTACGGTTTAAATACTCTTGTAGTATGCCAGAGTTCAAATCACCTGTGCCGATAATTGTGGACATACTAAAAAATAAATGAGTTTAACTGCCTATTTGATTGAATCAACCAATTTTTCAAGTTCATCTGTTGGTAGATTTTTAATGTCTACTGACGATGAAGTCTTGCGTTTGGCAGTTGAGTTAGATTTGCCGCCCAACTCTGTTTCTTGAGTTTCTTCTTCAGCCTGTTTTACTTCACTTGCCGATGCTTGTTTTTGATGTTTTGCTAACACCAAAGTAGCAATATCTTCATAAGTAAGATTAGTCTTATTCGCATAATCCTTAATCTCGCTTTCATATTGCTGTGCTTCAGGATGATTATCAAGAGTCTTTTGATACTCTTGGTCTTCCATCTGCTTGTCAATAGTAGTAAGAACAGGTTCAAGAATATCCTGAACTGCTTTTACCGCTGTATTCTTAACAGATGTCTGTAAATCATCTTGTGAAGGAACAGTCTGCTCAAACCCTTCTAACTCTTGATTAGGGTCTGGAGTAGATAACGGACGATTTTGAGACGAATCCTTTAAGGCTTTCTGTAGCTTATCATTGACTTCTTTAAATCTCTCGTAAGGAACAGATTGAGAAGTTTTACGTTCTCTGACCTTTACTGGTTTTGTCTCTGTAGGAGGAGTTTTAACGTCTTCACTGACTGTTTCAGAAGGTTCTTTTGAGGATTCCTTCTGCGAAACATCCTCTACTGTTTTTTCTACTGTTGACGATTCAGTATCAGGTTTCTTTCCTGATTCTACCTCTAATTCCTCGTTGATTTGTTTCAAATCATCTTCAGATATAGAAGCATTAACGTCAGCTATTTCTTTAGCCATACATTTTCGAGATTAACGTGTTCGCCACGATTTATACCAGCATTGATTTGCTGGATACAAGCAACAAAAATTATTACCTGTATTCAACACTCAATTTATTCTTTCTGGTCGTATGGGTCTAACTTATCTAAATTAGAACGTTCAATATCTTCTCTATAAGAATCCATTAAAAACTTTGGAAGATTTATCATATAATCTATGTACTTTAACTGTTCTTGGATACGAACAACATTAAAACTTAAATTCGCATCATTCGCTGGTTGAAGATTAAGTAATTCATCTACTAATCGTTTCTTTGTATCTGTAAAATATGCTTCAACAATATGCCAACCAGTATGGTCACGCAATGTAGATAAAGAAGCAATGGAATTTTTGATTGTATTCTCATCTTTAAAGTATCTCTCTATTTCAAAATATTCCTTAGAAGATTGTCGTATAACCTGCTTAGGTTGTGTTTGTTTAGTCACCTTTTTTGGTTGTTGTGTTATTCTTTTTCTCATTGTCTACGTACTATTTTACGCCATTCTTTAAGTGTATCTAATATTCCTTCTGCTATCCTAACCTCACTTTGAGTTCTTTGTAATTCATTTTTCAAGCCGTCTTCAACTAATTGACCCTTATCTAAATCATTATGTAAAAATCTCTGATATGTAATCTCAATAGTTTTTTGTGTCATCCAAGCCTGAGTATATGCCTTTTCTATTTCTTTTAATATAAGTTCCTTTATATTAGTATCAAGCATAATCCCTTTTGGGTCATTAAAGACTTCTTTAGAGAAATCAAACTTCTGTAAAGGTATCTCTGGTGGAGTTCCTACTTGAGGTATCTTGAATTTAGGTTTTTTTGCCATATTATTTTTTATGTTTTTTAGATTTTACTTTTTCAGGTAGTCCCTTAATGTTAGGAGTAGAAGCGATAAACTCTTGTAGTTGCTCATCAGTGATTTTGCCTTGTTTCTCTAATTGGAAGAATTTGCGAAGTTGTGCTTTAGATTTGAATGGCATCTTATTTATTGGCTATAATTCTTAATAAATTTATTATCTCTACGACCTTAAAAATTCCCCAAGTAAATACTGTATACATTAATATCAGTTTGAGTATCTGGACTAAATTTACATCATCTTCAAGAAACTTCATTGTTGTGTAGGATTAATTGGATTCATAGGATTCTCACTCATAGGCACTTGTGGTTTTTCAAAAGGTGCTTTACCTTCTGAAATAAATCCTTCTATACTTCCATTGATATTTGGTTGCTTAGCAGGTGTACCTTGTGGGGCGTTCTTTTGTTCTAACGCCATACGCTTTTCTTCTTGTCTATCATCTAAGAATGCTTGTTTATGGGCTTGAATATGTGCCATCTTATTAGCCTTTACTTTGTCAGAGTCAGCAACTGTGTTGTGTATAGTTATGTGTGTATAGTGGTCATCATAGGGTTCTATCTCAGGTAATTTACCCTTTGCGAGAATTTTATTCTCTTCCATAGCCCTAAGTTCATCAAATGTTGGAGGTAATATCTGGTTTATCTCATCTTTTTCAAAATCAGAAAGTTGTAATAATCTCCTCTTATAATAGCGTTTGGAAGAAATAGTGCTTTCTTGGTCAATAATAACTTTGGATAATTCTACTAATGATTGTTTATCAATCATCTTTTGCTGAGCAGATACATTAGCAGATTCAATAATAACATCTGGGTCAGTATTAAAATCAAATGTGTCTAAATCAATTTGTTCAAACTTGACACCTAACGCACCTTGAATACGTATTATTTTATCCTTGACTAATGACTTAAACTGTTTATATCTATTCAACCATTTCTGCCATAGGTTTACTTCACTTAATGTGAATAACTTAGCAGCCAATGAATTTCTTGTATCAGCACTTATTTGAGTTAATTGTAATTCCGTAGCAGTACGTTTTCCTTTAGAAGCAAAGCCTTGTTTTGAATCTGGAGTGCCAACAGTACGTTGAGCAAAGTCTTTTATCATTTCATAAATGACATTCGTTGAGTTTGTAATACTCTGTTGCTGTAGAGGAGATATGATATCTCTCATTGCTCTACCTCCTGGTTCTGTAGGAATAAACTTGTTAAACGCAAAGTTCTTTAAATCATTAATATTAGGAATAGCATTTCTATCATATAGATATTGCGGATATAGTTTTGATTTCTCCATTGCTAATCCAAGATTTATTAAGACAGCACTTGCTCTTTGTTTATCTTCTAATAAATCAGGAACAGATAATCCACTAAGTTCGTGTGGAATAGGAGAAAATCTTTTAATAACAAATGGCCATTCGTGGTCTTTATAAACTAACTTCTTAACTGGGGTAAATAATATAGAACAATTAAAATCTGTAAAGAAATGAACCTTTTTACCATCTCTAATAGTAAACCATTCTAATACAACATATTCTTTATTCTCATAAGTTTCCTCTTCTGTCGGGTTTACTTCATTTTTAGCATCCTTTCTTGCCTGTTCTGCTCTTTCTGTTTGAGTATCTTGTTTTGAGCTTTGTAATGATTCAATATTTTCAAATCCTTTCTTTTTCATTTCCCATTTCATCATCTGTCTTTCTAACGCAATAAACCTTGTATTAGAAATCTCAGTAGCTAATGGGTCAATATAAACTGTAAATGGGTCAATAACTTCTATCTGGGGGACTTGTTTAACCATTCCACCTACATATAAGTATCCAATTCCAAAGAATAGGGCATCCCATAACCAGTCATACTGGATTTGTGGCATATTCATTAACGCATAATCAAATTTAGCAGCGTTTGTAGCTAATTCACATTTATCGATATCACCACTTTCTCTTGGGTTGAAACTTACTTGAAGTTTGTCAAAATACAAATAAGCAAGTAATGTATTAAAAAGCGTATATAGTAAATTGTTTCCTACTGCTTCTTTGTCTCGCTTAGAGTTATTGTAGAGTTTTAAATATGTATGCCAAGAAGACCATTTTGTGGTCAATGCGTCTTTCGACAGTCTGAATTCAGTTTTACATTGAGCAAGTAGATTTGTTTTTTCTATTTCCTCTAATGCTTTCGCTGAGAGTTTTAATTTTTTAGTCATAAGGGTCTAATTGAATCTGTTTAGGCTTTGGTTTCCAGTCAAATTGATATACAGGAATTTGGCTAATAGGTAATGGTTTATCACTTAAGTATTTTACTGCGAATGCCATAGACATCACTATATCATCGTGGCATCCTTCAGGAGCACCATACTTAGTATTTCCATTTCTTGTCATTTCGTATCCAAAGGATTCTAGTTCTTCTATCATTTCTGGGGTATTCGGGTATGAAATGTATTTGTTTTCAATAAATATTGACAGTTTTCTAATGATATTTGCCTTAGATGTAGAGGTCGTTACAAAAGGAATCACCCGTGCACCGCCTTTTTGTAAATCTTCGATGATTGGGTCGCCTATTGAATTAGCTTCCACTACAACGGAAGGATTGCCAAAGCGTCTTAGCGTATTCAAGATACGGCTTTTTTGTAATTGCCAGTCAATCACACTGAACCTGTCAAAGAAATCCATGTGGTTGTTGGTCTTATCAAATCCTGTTAGAACTGTATAATCGAGCTTTCTGCCCAAATCTAAACCAAATATATGAGGATGTAGCCTATTAATTTTGATATTCTCTTTAATAGCCTCTTTAACTCGTCTAAAGACTACTCCCTCACCTGCTAAGAACTCACACTCAAACTCTTGAGCATAAGCAGCTTCGGGTAAAGTAGACTTAATGCTTTTAAGTTCTTTTTCAGAAAGGATATTTGACTTGGATGCAGGTAAAAAACTTCTCTCCCAATCAGGATTATCTTTGGCTTGTAACCATAACTTCCAAGCGTGATTCTGCCCTTTTGGAGTAAAGCAGAAAAATACCCATCCCTTATTTGAATAAACAATAGGAGCAACGATTTCAGACCAGATTTCTTCTTTAAGAACAGAATACTCATCTAAAACAACTCCATCTGGGTTAGGTCCACGCAAGTAATCAGGATTATCAGCTCCATATAGGTAAATCCAAGAACCATTAATAAGTTTTAGGGATAATTCACTCTGATTCTTCTTATCTACCACCTCTTTATCAAAGACGGTATCAAGCATTCTGGGGTCATCCCATATTGTATTCTTGGCTAATCTAAATGATGGCGATACTATCCAATATACTCCTTTATGGTTAATAGCCTCTTTATAGACTTTTAAAAGTGCTGTAAATGTCTTCCTGGCTTTACGATGCCAGACAAGCATATGAAACTTCTTCTCACTATTGAGATGTTGAAGTTGCCACTTATGAATCCCTACTGTCTTGTTCAGGTCTGCCATTGTTATTCTTATTATGTTCTAATACGAAATTAAGTTTAACATTTAATGGCGAACCATTCTTTCCGCTTATCTCTTCTCTATGTAAAGGCTTTCCAATCAGTTGTTCGCAATAGTATTGGGCGATATATGAGGCAGCTTTAGCAGAGTCTAACTGAATCTTATCAATTCCATTAGCTCCATTCTTTTCACCTTCTAGCATACCCTTTTTAAGTATACCCAAAAGAGCAGGATTTAAGTCTGCTATTTCTTGTCTCATTTTTTCTAATAATTCATCGTAGAATGATGGTGTTTCTTTTTTCATTATAATTTATTAATAATTCTCTAAAAGCTGGGGTTGTGAGTTAATTGTTAGAAGGTCTTTACATCACTGAAGAAACCACTAACAGCACAAGATGATGTATTTACCGTATAATCAGCAGTAGTAGTAGTAGCATCACCTATCATACCAGTATCGCACCAAGTTGAATAGTATGGATACCATGTATATTTCCTGTATGGTACTTCTATTTCTTTAATCGTAGTGATTATTTGCGACCTATTAGTTGAGAGTTTTTCTACTAAGTCTCTCAAGAACTTAATCTCTGATTGTAGAGATTTCTTATCTCTATCTTCACTTGTTTCTGAGTTGAAAAGAATTTCTTTTGCGTCTTTTTGGGTAATTATCCCGCTTTTAACGAGTTCGCATAATTCGTCTGTTGATGGCAGTTTACCCAGTCGCCATACTAATTTTGTCTTCTTCATCATGTTGTTTATTTTCAACCCCAGTTTTTAAAGAACTATGTTTAATTAACACCTATGAAATTCAGAGTGAATGGTGGGGGTATTATATTTTGTGTAGGATATTATAACAGGGATAGGTAGGGGTAGGAGGGTGCCTAGGGGGCTTAGGGGGGGGGCTTATATATTAGTAAGCATTCTGATAGTGGGAGAGCTAGGTATGGGGGGGGGGTAGGTACTACGTGCCGGGGGTGTGCCTGGGGTCTACCATCTCACACCTCACCACGCTATCTTTACCCTATCCACTCTATACTTGCGACTGTCAGGCGTATACCTTGATTGCTTGCCACTCTTTAATGCTTCGTACCCCTTGATTATGTACTTTTTAATATTATGCGAACCTTTTTTAAGCCTATTAACAGAGCCAATACTTTTTTTAATCTCTAAACATTTTTTGTCTTTTGGCTTACATTAGCATTGGAGACCATTTTATATTATGTAAACTGACTTGGTGCATATTAACAAAGCCAATAAACGCACTTATGCTCAAAACTGCGAACCTTTTCTTTACGTTCAGGGGTTTAGGTATTTGATTAGTCCTCTAAGGAATTAACTGAAAGCCCTGTCCGTTAGGAAGATAAAAAAAACTTCAATCAATCAATGCGTGTACTCTTTATCAACTTTGATATTCTAGCGTCTCCTTGCTATCATTCTGTGCGTGTAAAGTTTTGAAAAAAGAATAGTTAGCTCGTGATGCTTAGTATTCCACTACT